CCACCGCCGGGCATCTGGCGTGGCAGGAGGTGGACGTGCGCCAGTGGCTGTCGCTGCTTGATGAGGCGGAGAATAATCCGCTGGATCTGCGCCATCACGAGCACCTTCTGCCCGGCCATCACTGATTAGGCTGGCGGCTTATGTACAGCCATAATAAACATCATTGGCCGCTCGCGCTCTTCTGCCAGCGCCGGCTGTAGAGCGACCTGCTCTGCGGTTGGCCCCCACTCATCCAGCGCGCTGATAACAAACCCTGCGGCAATCAGCAAATTAATCCAGCTCGCCAGCGTGCGATGCTGTTTGATCACGCCATCAGCAAACCAGTTAGTGACGCGCTGGCCTTCCTGCTGATAGCCGCTGACCGGCCAGGATTTCTGCTGGTTGTCATCAATATGCCAGCCCTGCCGGGCTGGCGCGGTATAGATAGGGTGCTCGGCCGTGAAGATAAACTGGCCGCCGGGCTTCAGTGCCGCAAACACCACCGCCAGCATCGCCGGTAGTGCTTCGACATAGTGCAGCGCCAGCGCGCTGAAGGCGACATCAAAGGTCTGTGCGGGCAGCTGCAGGGTTTCGAGATCCGCTCGCTGCCAGGCAATTGCCGGGTTATCGCCCAGGCTGATGGCTTTCTCCAGCATCTTTTCGGAGACATCCAGCGCCAGCACGGAGTGCGCGCCCTGCTGGCAGGCATAGCGGCTAAACCAGCCATAGCCGCACCCGAGATCAACCACCTCTTTTCCGGCAAGCTCCGGTAGCAACGCCTGCACGCTCGGCCACTCCGGTGCGCCATCCAGCCCCTTAACCGAACGATCTAATGTGGCATAGCCGGCAAAAAAAGCCGGATCGTCATAAATATTTTGCGCCATGGTCTTTTCCTTTTATCAGCCTGGGCAATTTTAATGCTGATATGCGCCTGATGAAAACCCCTGCAGAAGGGTGCAGATAAATAGTCATTGAACCTTGTCGTGGTTACCTGTATTTTTATACAGCAAAAAATAACAAGGAGCAGAGATGTTTGTTGAACTGATTTATGACAAGCGCAACGTTGCGGGTCTGCCGAATGCCGAACAGCTGATCCTGGCCGAGCTGGAAAAGCGCGTGCAGCGTGTGTTTCCCGATGCGCTGGTCAAGGTAAAACCGATGCAGGCCAACGGCGTGAAAAGTGACGCCAGTAAAAGCGATAAGTCCACGCTGTTACGCATTATTGAAGAGATGTTTGAGGAAGCCGATCAGTGGATGGTGTCTGAAGAATTTTGATGATGTAACTGCGAGGTCAGCCAAAAAAATTGATTTTAATTAAGATTGAAGGTGCTTTTCATTTGCATTAATTGAGAATCATCCTATCATGCTAATTAATAGATTTCCCTGGTGTTGGCCCGCATTAAAGCTCTTCGCGGGCTTTTTTTTGCCTGAAAGATAAGGCAGCTTAACCAGTTAGTCACTTTTCCCGCATCCCATGCCGGTAGCGCGCCGCGCCGCAGGAAGCTTTAGCGCCTGTTGCGTTCGGCCAGCTCTTCACTCAATAAATCACACACTTTTGCCGCAAAAGCCGAGCTGTCACGCAGCATCTGAATGGCCTCCTCAAGAGTCTGTGGCGGCATCTGCCCCACAATACGCCAGCCAAGCGCGATGTTTTTGGCATCGATAAGCCGTTCGGAACCCTTTTCACTTGCCGCACTTTCAGACACGTTTCTCTCCTGCTGTAAATTTTGGACCTATTTTACGGAGCCAGGCGGCACTATCACAACCCCACATCCTGATGGAAATCGGCTAACGGTTAATTTTTACACTACATTTGCTTAAAATTTGCATTTTCCGCGCTTATTTCGGACTAATGCCAGATAAAAGACAGACAATTCTTAACGGTAAACCCCCTTTTATCCCCTATGCGCGTGCGCATTCTCAGCCCTATACCCTGATTCAGTCCCTTCCCCTCGACAAATAAAAAAATCGCCCGATTAAGGGCGATTTCGGCTTAAGGCGGCAAACTAACTGAAATAGGGCATCTTGCGGTCAATACCATTAATGTTGAGCGTGACATAGCCGGCCGGCACCGTGCTGGCCGGGGCTGCGGCCACCGCGGTGGCCAGCGTCACCACGCCATTTTCGTTCGCGCCAAGACCTGCCAGCCCGTTATGCATGCTGAGGCGTGCGTTGGGGGTAACGGTGCCAATCTGCGTCTCATCCGTGACTTCGTTCAGGTCCGGGGTATACAAGGAACACTCCCCCGACTCAAAGCGCGTTGGTCCGGTAGAGCGCAGATTAAACATGGTGTCACCGCTGCCTGCCTTCAGCTTCACCCAGACCTCGACAATATTTTCATAGCTGCGCCTGTATTTGACATCCAGCACCGCAGGCTGCCCGCGGTGGTACATATCGCCCCACACGGCGGTGGCGCAGCGCTGAAAATTGAGCCAGGTGGCGCCGGAGGCCACCGTCTGCGTCGGGCTGCCCGCCACTCCGGAGGGATTAGCAGTGGACATCTTGCCGATAAGCTCAATCGTCCACTGCTGATTCACCCTGGGGAAGACAAACTTGCCCACCTTGAACCATTTATCGCTGTCAGCCGTGTTGGTCAGCTTGTAGCCGCTGTACCAGCCTGCCTTCATCGACCCGGTCATGGTGGTGCCGAAATTCTCATCCCGGCGCCAGCCGCCTTCGTATCCTGACAGCCAGCGCCCGCTGGCGTTGTCCAGGCTGACTTTCGCCCCCGCCTGTAAATTAAGCTGGCGGAACAGCGCGCGGCTGTTGTTCATACTCAGCGGGTTATCGCAGTCCTCCACGCTGAGGGCGTCAACAATCCACTGCCCGTTGGTCAGGTCACCCGGGAAGCGCGTATGTTCAATCCACACGTTGCGAATAATCCCCTGGGTCATACGCGGCATCATCAGCGTGGCGTCAGCGAAGCCATACTGGAAATTGGCATTGGTCAGCTCGACGGCCGTAGCATGATCCCACACGCCGTTAGGGGAGTTAGACCAGCCCACCTCAAATACCCGCGCGTAGGTGTACTGGGAGTAAATCTGGTCAAAGCGGGTATCGAGCGTGTCGAGCAGTTTGATCGCCGTGCCGCCGTTGTACTGCACGCGGAAGCAGCGGATATTCACAAACTCCCCTTCGATAGTGATGTTTTCGAAAAACGGCTGCACGTTGGAGAGCATATCCGGGGTAATCGCGCCCGTTGTTGCGCTGGTGTCCGCCGTTGCCTGCCCGTTCCAGCTGATGCCGCGGATCACCGTGCGGCGCGCGTTCACTTTGAACACGGTGCTGGGCGATTTATCAGAGACAATCACCGTGCGCGGCGTAGCGCCATAAGGACTGTCATCACCGTACAGGGCAAAGCACGGAATTTCGCTGGCGGTAAGGTCAATCGGGTTGATCAGGAACTTGCCGGCGGGAAAACGTACGCCAAGATTTTTGGCATTGCTATCGTAGCTTTGTGACCAGCTGAACATGCGTTTGAAGGCATCACTGTCGTCGGTAATCCCGTCACCGCGCGCGCCAAAGTGATAGAGATTGACCTGTTCAGTGTCATTGATGATGCGCTTCCAGAAAAAGCCGCTGCCTTTGGCTACGGTGCCGCCGTCATCACTCAGGGGGGTGGTGCCGGAGAAGCCGACAAAGTCGCCGCCGCCGTGGAAGGTGGAGTCTTTATCGTAGTAACGTTTGAGCATGGCGATATCACCGGCCTTAGCAGGTGCAGTGGTACGCAAATCGGCAAAGCAGTTAACTTCAATCATAAATACCTCCGGGATGAGACAGGTGAAACCTGTCGGGGATGCCCTGACGGGCGATGTGAAGGGTTTTTCAATGGAATCAGGCTTTAACGGTCGCCAGGCCGCAGTACCGCAAATATCGTGGCGACATTGCCTTTTGCACGATAGACCGCCGCGCAGAAGATCAGATTGATCACCACCGCCGCCCAGTGCGTATGCACGTAAACATCAAAAAGAAAGCGGAACGGTACCGAGGCATAGGCGAGGATGATCAGGTATGCCAGCCAGGAAGCCCACCACTGGTGTTTAGCTCCGGGCTTATAGAAAAACATCAGCCTCAGCACGATAGCCGAGCACACCACCACATTGGTGATAACGATTGGATCACTTGTTGCCATGATGACCTCCTCTCCAGCGTGTCAGCCAGGTTGCCGGATCCTGCTGGCTGAAAAACGTCAGCGTTTTAATCGCCAGTGCGGAGAGCAGCACCGCGCCCAGGCCGTCCAGCGGTTTATCGCTATAGCCGAGGATCTGCGCCAGCTTCGCCCCAACCAGACCTGCGCCGTACACGCCCACAATCCAGGAAACCACAAAGTAGGCAGCGCGGCGGATAACCTGAATATCTGCCGCTGTGGCAACGTAAAACACCGCACCGGCAAAGGCGCCAAAGAGTACCCCATAGTCGGTGGTGCCTGGCATGCCGAACAGGCCAGCGCCCGTCGTCACCGCAGCGCCCAGACTGACTGCTAATATTGATGCTGCCATATTGCCTCCGTTGCTCTGCCCTCAGAATTCAGAGATAAAAAAAGCCCCAACGTAATGTCGGGGCTGCTTAGCGTTCACCGTGCTGGCGGGGAAGCGCGTTTTTATAAAGTTAACCTGCTTTTTGCGTACGCGTGAGCCGGAAAGAGAAATTTTCAGCAATTTTTAGTACCGCAGATTTATTGACGCGCTCGAGGCACCTGCAGTGAGCGCCGCGCCAGTTCGCCTGAGCGTTCATTGCGCCCTGGCTGAAAACAGCTCATATTGCAGCTGGAGTGACAGTAAAGTGTCCAATCGCGAGGTCATATGAATTGTAACAATATCCACCTGCAGAGCATTGCGCCGCCTGCGGTTTTCTCCGGTATCCCACCCGTTGCGTTAAGCGATGCCACCATTCTTGAGCGCAAAAACAAACTGCTGGCGCGGATGAGTGACGCGGGCTATGACGCCCTGGTGATTTATGCGGATAAGGAGCACGGTGCAAATTTTGAATATCTCACCGGTTTTATTCCGCGCTTTGAAGAGGGGCTGCTGATCCTCAACCGCAGTGGACAAGCCAGCCTGATCCTCGGCAATGAAAACCTGAAAATGGCTAACCACTGCCGCATCCCGGCTGCGCTGCACCACTGCGCGTTTTTCTCGCTGCCGAATCAACCGATGGCGCAGGAACAGCCGCTTGAGGCCCTGTTCAGCGCGGCAGAGCTTGGCGATAAAACTAAGATTGGCGTGGTGGGCTGGAAGATGTTTACCTCCTCCACGGCGGATAACCGCAAGATCTTCGATCTGCCGTGGTTTATCGTCGAGGCGCTAAAAAACAGCCTGGCGGATAATGCCGTGCTGGAGAACGCCGCACATCTTTTTATCAGCGGCGAGAACGGCGCCAGAACCACGAATAATGCCAACGAGATCGCACATTATGAGTACGGCGCTAACCTCGCATCCTGCTGCATCCTCGCGGCGATGAACGCGGTTGAACCGGGCCTGCGTGAGAGCGAACTGGGTGCGCTGCTGGCCGCCGAAGGCCAGTATCACACGGTGGTGACCATTGCCGCTGCCGGGCAGCGCTTCGAGAAAGCCAACCTCTATCCCAGCTATAAGCAAATCGAAGCGGGACAGCCACTCTCGATGACCACCGCCTTCAAAGGCGGGCTTTCCAGCCGCAGCGGCTTTGTTATTAGCGATGAAAGCCAACTGCCGCAACGTCAGCATGACTATTTAGACCGCGTGGTGAAACCCTACTTCGCAACGGTCGCCAGCTGGCTGGAAGCGATTCGCATCGGCATGCCCGGCGGCGAGCTGTATCACCTTGTTGAAACGGTGCTGGAGCAGAAAAAATATGGCTGGCACCTGAACCCGGGCCACCTCGGCGCTGACGAAGAGTGGATGTCATCCCCCGTGTATGCGAACTCGGCGGAAACCCTGAAAAGCGGCATGATCGTGCAGATTGATATTATCCCCTCCGTACCCGGCTACAGCGGCACCAGCTGCGAGGAGTGCATCGCGCTGGCGGACGGGGCGCTTCAGGCGCAGATCCAACGCGATTACCCCGAACTCTGGCAGCGCATCAGCACCCGGCGCCACTACATCATTAACACGCTGGGTATTGATCTCAGCGATGAGGTCATTCCGCTATCGAATACCGTGGCATACCTGCGCCCGTTCCTGCTCAATAAGCAGTTGGCGCTGGTCTGCCGTAAGCCTCACGCCAGCTGATACTGCACGGAGAGCTGCCCTTTCTTCTCTTTCACCTTGAGGATGCGGACTTCGCCGACCTGCGCAGTGGAATCCACATGGGTGCCACCGCAGGCATAGGCGGGCAGTTCACCCCAGGTGACCTTGCGCCGCCCGGCTTCTTCACTCAGCTGGCGGCGTAGCCCCTGCGCCACCAGCGCCGCGACGCCCGAGGTGAAATCCTCAGCGCTGACGTCGCTGAGCGGCTCGCGCGGCTCGAATACCACGCGCCCTTCCCCCGGCCGATGGTCGCCCTTATTGCCGTGCCAGCCTAACTTCTCGCCCACCGCCGCTATCAGATGCCCGGCGGAGTGATAGCGGGTATGCAGCTGGCGCAGCGTAGCGTCGACGCGCAGATCCACCGCCCCCAGCGCTACCGGTCCATCGGTA